TTGGCGTTGTCTACAAGTATGTTTAAAGGAACTAAACTTAAATCCGGATACCTAATAAAGAAGTTTTTTGTGCCTCCTGCTGGAATCGGTGTCAAGGTTGTTCCGTTAAGTATGTTGGCTGCGTCACCTCCTGCGCTTGCAGCAACTTGTATTACTAAACTTTCTGAAGTGTCTATTAAAATAGTTCCTGTTTGAACTGGTATAGCGTCATCAGTTTGAACTACAATATTCTTAAAGCTCAAAGGAGAGCTAATAGCAACTGTGTTAAATGTCTCTGTGATTATAGGGCAGTTAGGAGTGACTTTAAATTTACAATCACACGAATCTATTAGGATAGGTAAATCTAACTGTAACTGAACACCTGTAACGTCATCATTTAGAATCTTTGTATCGTTTCCTTGGTCTACTATGTAATCGCCAAAATTTACATGGTTAGTCGTAGTGTAAGTAATAGAGTCTGAATCGTAAATATCTCTTCTACTCTTAAGTATATCAATAAAAAAGTTAATGTAATTCGACATCACATAAACATCATTATCGTAGTGCTCTTGAATACTCCAATTGTACTTATCATTAGAGTCTAAAAAGAATAGATTAAATGAAGGAGTTAGTGTCACTGCTGCTGCCGGGTCTAATGTGCCTTGTGTGTTGCTTATTTCAACAAGCCAAATGTAAGGCCAAACAACATCACCGTTGCTTATTCTTTTCACCAACTCTCCACTTACTAACTTAGGAGAACCAAAAATAAATAGTGGTACTGGTATGTCAAAGAACTCTACCGTTACTGGTTGGTCCGTTCCGTCTGTTGCTTCTACAGTTATGTATTCGTTTATTGTAAAATCAACTACCTCATACTCTACACCATCAATAGTGACCTTTTTATAGGTTCGTAAATATAAAGTGTTGCAAGTGTTTATTCGGTATTGGTTACTACCCAATGAAACCACAGAATCTATTTCAATCCTATGCGCTACACTTTCTATAGTGTCTTTTAATATTTCAATAGGTTTTAAAGCCAATCTGTATAGTCTTTAAATTGTCCGTTGTAATTATCGTAATCGTAGTTTTCTCTGTTGTCGCAGATATACCACTGAATAGCTTTGTAAGTCTCTATTCCTTTGTTATAGTTTCTGTATAACCTTGTATGAGATAATGCTACTAGTTCTGAATTACTAAAAGCATTCTTAGTTGCTCCAGTTATTGCAAACTCTTCCTGGTTATCTCTTGCGTATTCCCAAAAAATAAAGAACTTAAGCATTTCCTTTATACCTACTGATTTATATTGACATCCTGTACCCAAACCTTCATCAAAACAAAATGCGTTGAATATGGCTAAAAATTTAGGGTCTTGAGGGACCGAAGTTGGAACCGCCGGAGTAGGTAGTAAATCTGCTACAAAATCATCATACATATCACAACCTAACAAGTCCTGTAAATATTCAGGCTCGTAATCATCAATATAAGATTGAATCTTAGGCGTAGTAAACTCATTTTTTGATTGAGCTACTAATCCGGTAAAATCGCTAGGTTGTAAAAAACTCATTACTTATCTTTCTTTGGTGCTGGTTTCTTTCTTGTAGCTTTTTCCTTTTCTACATAACCTTTTTGCTCAAGAGTTTTAAATATTCTCTCTTGGAAAGAATAAGTTTTTCCCTCTTCAAACTGGTGAAAACCTTTTAATACTTTTGCTTTTACTTTCATAACTTAAAGTCTTTTACCACCAAAACCCCACTACGTTAATAGTGAGGCGTTGGTCGATTATGAATGAAAGATTATGGTGTCTCTAGTGCTGCTGCATCAGTTGAGATTGTACCAGCTACGAAAGCTGTTCTATCGTTGTTTTTAACGATAACTAAACCTCTCCACTCGATTAGTACAGTCACTAAGTTTTTAGTGAAGTCATCAGAGTCTCTACCTACCTCGATAGATGGAGCTCCTTTTTGATATACTGTAGCAAAATCAAAGTTTCCGATTAAGTACTCATCTTGAGTTACTAATGTAGATGCGATAATTGGAATACCATCCAAAGAAAGGTTTCCACCAATTAAAGCTAATCTCTCTACGTATCTCTTATCAGTTGAAGAAACTTTAACTAATTTAAGAGCAGTAACATCTGACGGATGCATTAAAATGTAGTTTGGCATTCCTTGCTCAGCAATCATGATTTGATTCATTGCCACAGCTAATACGTCTACTACGTTTGCATTATCAACATTTCCAGCGAAAGTACCAGCAGCAAATGCAGTTGATACAGTTCTGATTCCGTTTAAGTTGTTTCCTGTTCCGTCTCCTTCGTAAACTTGAGACTCAACATCTTTTAACAATTCTCTTGTTAATTCGTTGTTGATTTCAGACTGCATGAAGTCGATATCCCCTAACATCTCTTCAGAGATTTTGATAAACGCTGTTCTCTTTTTAACTGTCTCAGAGTTAACAACCAAGTCGAAGTCGATTTGATTCTTAAGAGCTCCCTCTGCTGTTCCTCCTGCTGCACCATCTTTGTTAGCTTGGTAAACCCAAGAGATAGTGTTAGAGTTAGCTTGAGCGATTGTAACAATGTCTAAAAGTCTAATTTGTCTTGAAGCAATTGTATTCAACCCTGGTAATCTTTGTTCTACTGGTACATTTCCACCAGAAACGTTAGTAGAGATTAACATATCCGCAGGAGCTTTAAAAGATAAAGACGCTGAACGATTGCCCTTCATAGCAAGTAACTCGTCTTTTTTCTCTGCTAAAACGCTTTTTAAAGATACTTCCTCTTTTTTACCTTGAGAAATAACACCGTCAGCAACTTTTTTGATTGCTAATCCTTGCTCTTTTAATGCTGCGTTCAAGCTTTTTAACTGCTCTGCTGTTGATTCAGCGATTTCAGCTTTTAATGAAGCAATTTTTTCTTCTGCTTTTGCTTCGATTGCAGATTCTAACTCAGCTCTTTTTGCTTCGTTATACTCGTTGTAATACCCCGCTAATACTTCTGCGCTGGTATCTTCTTTAATTTCGTGGCCTTTTTCAGCCAACCATCCTTTAAAATCCATGTTTAAGTGTTTAATAAAAAGGTTAATAATTGATTGTTAGCTTCTTTCGGCTTGTCCTCTAAAGTGTCTTTAACTGACGGCTTTTTAATTTCAAGTGATTTATGAAGCTGCTTAAGTTGAGCAAACATCTGCTCTATATTAAGAAGTCTTTCGTCTGTGCCTTTTCCATTTTTCAAAGCACCTTCTAAGACTGTCGTTAATTCGTTTATTTTCTTTAATGTTAAGTTAGTATCTACTAATCCTTTTGCTACATCTATAACAGGAGTAATTGAGTTAGCTCCAAACGTAACGCCTGAACCTTCCCAAAGTTTAACCTCTCTTATTTCGTAGTGTCCAAACTCGGAGTCAAATGCTGATTTATCTGGCTCTATGTAATCCATCTTATCAGAAATGTAATTGAACCCGATTGAATGCTCTCTTAGGATTCCGTCTTGATAATCTTTAAAAGCATCATCTCCCTTAGTGGACCTTCCAAGTGTAGAAACAAAATATAGCCCTTTAGAATCTTCTCCTAATTCGTCTATTCTACCTATTTGGTGTGTAAAATCATGGTCTCTTAAGTGTGCAATCTTTCTATTACCTAAAGAGCTTGGCCCTCTTTCTGCTATTGATTTAGTGAAAGCACCTTGTCTTATTACGTCATTGTCACTATCCAAAGTGTCAAAGCTTGCAAAGTATCCTTTTACTTGTCGGCTTCCCTCGTCCAAATCCTCCAACTTGAAAGAAACAGTCTTAACTCCGTAGTGATGATTCTTTAATTTTTCTTTTATCTTATCCATTTTCAATCCCTCCTGTTCTGTTGGTTCTGGAATTTTGTATTTCTGTTGACCCTGTTACTACTGTTCTTGCTTCGTCTTCTGTGTATCCGTGACGAGTAACCAAGATTAGTTGCTTGGCTTCGTCAGTTATTGGCGTAGCCATTAAAGTATTTAGGGTCTCTGTTTGAATCTTATCTTTCTCCGCTTCTTCTTTTTGGTCTGCTTGTAAAGCTTCTACTCCGCTAGTATCTAACTGCCATGAATACTCTGCGTTATCTCTTTCTGAGTATTGCTTAAGAAGTGTTTCGTTTAGGTCTGATAATACTTTGTTTGAAACAGGCAAAACCGCATCTGTATAAAATGATTTTAGAGCAGTTGTATAATTGTTGTAAGTTGAGTTTGCAGGGTCATTAAATAGAACCGAAGGAGTAGAAAAAGCATTACATAATTGTCTGTCTGTTAGCACTCCGGATTCAATCAATTTTAAATCGGCTGCATTCATACCCATG